GGAGTCTCTGGCACGGGTGTGAACGTTGCAGTTTACGCCTGGGCGGAGAACGTCAAATTGTCCGGCCCTTCGGTCGGCATTGCGACGCAATCCGAGGAGTTTGAGGTCCAGTCTGATGAGTATGGAAATGGCGTGGTTTCCGCGCCCGCATCTGCGATTGCAGCCGGTGCGTCCTACTTTGAGAGCATTCCGATTATTGGGAGATTTGCGACAGCGACAAGGATAGGTGCTTCTGCGATCGCCTCTATTGCTAGTATGTTTGGTTTTACCAACGTACCTGTGATAAGTGATACGGAACCTTTGAGACCTGAAGCTTTCCCCAAGATGTCTTCTTCTGAGATTGGTTTTCCGGTTGAAAAGCTCACACTGGATCCGAAGAACGAATTGACGGTTGATCCGACGACGTTAGGTTTAAATCCAACGGATGAATTGGCTATACCCCATCTCGTGCAACGTGAATCCTACTTGACTAGCACCAATTGGACAACGGCACAAACTGCTGATACGATCTTATTTACGAGTCTAGTAAACCCTCATATGTTTGATACTGATGGGGCGACAAATTCGAAGATTTACATGACACCGCCTTGCTGGGTTTCGGCATTGTTCGAACACTGGCGAGGTGATATCATTTTTAAATTCAAAGTTGTTGCTTCAAAATTTCATCGTGGACGGTTGAAGATCTCGTTTGATCCTTCAGGGCAATCCACTCAAAATATCGTACTGATACCGACTACCACTAACGTCGTGATGACCTCGATCATTGATCTTGGTGACAGTAACGAAATTGAGTTTCGAGTGCCCTATCAACAGGCTATTACCTATCTTTTGAAGCGCCAGAATTTTACGTCTGGCGATGTGGTTTGGAATACCACAACTAGCCCCTCCTTCACCTACAACCCGAACTTCGATAATGGAACCATTTGTGTGCGCGTTTTAACTGCACTCACTGCTCCCGTGGCTGCTGCCCCGGTTAGCATTCTCGTTTCCGTGCGCGGTGCCGAGAACTTGGAATTTGGAAATCCTTGTGAACCTCCTCATTTTTCTATGTTCGCTGTTCAGTCAGAAGAATTTCCTGACCAGAAGGAAGAAAATCATCATATTTTGGGTACTGGTGTAAGCGGAAGAACTTCGCAAAAGAACTTGTTGCATTTTGGTGAAACAATCTGTTCATTGCGTCAATTGTTGAGACGCTCGACCTTGGTTTCCACCTCGGCCTTGCCTTTTGACACCACACACGATTTCGTCTTGTGGAAAAAAGTTTTTACAAAAATACCAGGGTTTTTCGGATTTGATCCGAATGGGATAAATTCGGCCAAGGGCCTTGTCGTTACTACAAGTAATTTCCCATTTAACTATTCCCAGACACACCCGCTCACCTGGCTTTTGCCAGCGTTTGTAGCATATCGTGGGTCTACAATATGGTCTTTCAACACGGTTGGGGCTACTCAAATCGGCCATGTTCGCGTTTTTCGCGACAATGCCGTTCTCTATAACGTTGGAGAGTCTGCGCAGACACAAGCCAAATCGACATCATCGTCGACGGCAGCGTTCTTCTACAATAATACTGTGGGCGGCGCAACCGGGCAAGCTGTAACAAATCAGCAAACAAACGCAGGCATAAACGTTCTTTGTCCAAATTATGCAGGCTATCGTCTTCAAAGCACGAACCCAGTTTATGCTACGGCACCTTCCGCTAATGACGGGTCACTTCACGATCAATTCGTGTATGAGACTCTCACTAACGGTATCACTGCCCCGAATCCAAATGCGGTCACGGTATGGTCCTACTGCGGCATTGGTACAGATTTTAATATGTACTTTTTCCTCAATGTACCTACGCTGTGGGCGTATACGACGACGCCGACGCCTAATTAGGCGTCTGGACCGGGTGTTAGAAAGCAGCCCGCCGATGAAATTTTGATCGAAACCGAGATCTTAATGGAGGAAAATAGCTACTCACAGGAGGTGGAATACCTTCCCTTAGAGCCAACTAAGGATAAATATTTGGTTAATAAAACAGTAGGCGTTGACTACGGCCCTTAGCATTTAATTGCTTAGGATCAGTATTCCGTAGAGACAGTCGGCAC